ATGGCGAAGTTATATGTATATGGTTGTAGTTTTTCAGCAGGTACTTTGGTGAATATTAAGAAACCAGAGTATTACCAGCCGTTCTACCAACATCAATTTAAGGAACACTATTGGGGTGCACAAGTAGCCAACTACTTACAGTTGGATTTACATGAGAGATCCATAGGAGGTGGTGCAAATGACACAACTATATCGAGAATACTACAAGATAGTAGTTTATACAGTGAAGGAGATAAGGTTATTATAGGTATCACAAGAGGGAATCGTTATTCTCTTGAACCAATACGTAGGAATGACTTTAGATTAGACCTAAAACAAGACTCAGTTCTTAAATCTATAACAGTAACTGATACATATTCTGATATTAATCTTGGATTTATGCATGAATATTTCAGACAAGAAGATGCAGGTGAAATAAAAGAAGGGGAAAAAGAGTTTTTAACCACATATCTACTATCTGGTACATTAGAAGAGAACAATTTTACTGATGATGATATAACCCTATTGATGCACTGGTTTAGAGCATGGAGAGGTAACTTAGATAAGGTGTATGAAGTACATCATAAAGAAAAGTTTCAGCAGTTACAGAGTCTTCTTTATAGGATAGGTGTTGATGTCTATGTTTGGGAGGATAGTCTATGGGGAGAATTTCAACCTATCACAGATTGGTTAAGGCCAAGACTTAATCTCAAACAAAGAGTAAAAGACTCTCATTGGTCTCCTAATGGTAACACTTCTTTTGCTGCTTTTGTAATTGAACAAATACAACAAGATGTCAGTTATTGGAATAAAGATACAGTTACAAGGTATAAAAAATTATTTAACCACAACATCATAAGTAACCTTAAACAGTTTGTTGATTCAAATTTTGAGATCGACACTTCATGGCATGATGAAAAAAAGTATCCATGGTTAAAAAATAGACAGGATATTTATTAATATGCAACCAGTAGACCCAAATAAATTATTTGATATTTTCCATAAAGGTGATGAAGCTATCTACAAAGAGCACGGCGTCAAAGAAGCTTTAGATAGTGACTATGTACTTATGGGAATGGTTGTTCGTGGAGTTGAGAACTTCCACTTAATGGACGTTATGTATTCAAGACAGTACCCAAAAGAATATAAACGTAATAGAAAGAACATTGCTATAAAATACTTTTCTAAACTGTTTAGTTATCTTAATCGAGTAAAAGACCACCCTATAAGTGTTATTGAGGAGATGGAAAATGGTTTTGATTTAACTCAAATAGTTGTAGCATTAGATTTCTTAAGAGAGTTTTTTGAAAAGATGGAGCATTATGAAAAATGTGCTGTATTAAAAACTTACATAGACGCTTGTACGACAGTAAAAATAGAAAACTAATTTAAAACAATCAATTATGATTTTAGTAATTATCGGTATAGTAGCAGCAGGAGTTGTGATTTATATCGTAAAAAAGAAAAAGGATGCTGCAAAAGCTAGTGAGATAGCATCTAGACTTTCTACAAAACCTAGGACGGTTACAAAAGTGGTGAGTACCAAACCTGGTTATGATTCAACTGGTCAGCCTGTAAAGATGGATAATGAAACAGGTCCAGATTTCAAAGCTAGACAGGCTCACTTTTACTATGTCCAAGGTAGAGGATAATACGTTTTGGTTCTTTGGATGTAGTATGACTTCAGGTCACGGCCTTAATTGGGAGTGGATGGGTGATAACTACCAAGAAAGAAAAAAGAATAATGAGTTATGGAAAAAGGTTGGTGATGGGTATGAAGATACTATTTTTCCTAAATTACTATCACAACACTTTGGTATGCAGTATAAAAACTATGCTGTATCAGGACAAAGTAACCAAACCATTTTAGTACAGTTATCAAACTGCTTACACTTAATGAAAGAGGGAGATAAAGTATGGGTCAATTCAACATGGCCCATGCGTTTCCCAATTCCACATCCTGAAGCAGATTTATTAGTTGAGACTATGGTACCTATGTGGATGAATGATGACGGGTCTTTAGATTTTCAAGATGAACTAATCCCATCCATATGGGGTGAAGATAGAAATGAAGTTATAAAGTTATATATACAATCAGTTATTGGAGCTAACTCACAACCTTTATTAAGAGTGTATAAGACAGCACTGTATGATATTACTCTACATTTAAATAATATCGGTATAAAATCTTTCTTATGGGATGCAACTGAAAGAGCTCATCACTATGAAGGTATAAAACATTGGAAGCCGGGTATAGAAGATGCACATCCTTCTCCTAATGGTCATAAGAATATATTTAACGATGTGTTAAAAGAGTTTATTTAGTATGTTGTGGATATTTGGAGATAGTTTTGCAGGTAACTACTGTCTTTTAGAAGATCAATCTAGACAGGAAAAAGAGTTTCCATATCTGGAATACACTTGGCAGTATCTTTTAGCTGAAAAATACAAACATGATTTTAAGTTAAAAGGATTAGGTGGTGCTTGTAATCAAGATACATTTAAAGTAATAACAAAATATTTACATCAGATTGTACCAGGAGATATAGTGATAACTATTCTTACCTCACCTAACAGGCAGTTAGAAGTAACAGAAGAAAAATATACTTTCAGTGGATTAAAGCGAGAATATACTTCTATACTGTATAATGATGACCCACCAGAAGGACACCCTATAATTACTAGTCATTTAGGTAATCACAATGTTGATGAAGAAGCTAAAGCATGTAGGATATTGAGAATGGATAAATATAATACATCAAGTAAGGTAAGTGGTGCTTGGTTACACTGGACTATGGATTACTGGCAATCATTTGTTAATCATTTTAACAATATAGGTGTACAAAGTATAGCTTCAGGCTTTGGAGCACTAAGTGGTGATATACATTATGAAGATTGGATGACTTTAGATGAGAGGTATTCATGTGATTGTAAGCATTTCTCCAGAGAAGGACATAAATACAACTTCGTAATACTGGATTATGCTATACAAAACAATCTTAACTATATAGATCTCAAATATATACTAGAAAAAGGACCAGAATACATCCAACCATCACTGAAAAAGTAATAAAAAAAGTTGGTACTCTGAATTATTATACCTATATTTAAGTATATTAATAGATAAAAAAAAGGTTATGTTATTACAAATGTTTTTAAATGGGTTCCTTACAGGAATTATCTTACTTATTTCAGTTTTTCTTTTCAAAAAAGTAATAAACTACATTCAAGTAAACGGTAAAGATTCTTGGTTTGGTATTTCAATTCTCATTTCTCTTTTAGTTCTTTTTGCTAGTTGCAGTAAAGAAGAAGTTTTTGAGGATGTATGCGGTGATTGTTTAGTAAACTTCGAAGTACCTTTTGAAAAAGATGCTATGGGTTACTATCATGCTAAACTTAGCTACAATAGTAGTGGAATAGGTAGGTTTAGTGTAGATACTTATGCTACTGCATCAGAAGATTCTTATACTTACTCTATATTCAAAGGAGATATTACTATCGATGAATCAATGAAATTAGATATGGTTCAAGAATCTAGACTTAACCACGATGATAAAGGTTATACTAAACGTATAATAGGTCCAGTATTAAGAAAATATATAGGAGATACCCTTACGGTAAACGTTGAAACCTATTGGGAAGGTAATGCTTCTTGGGAGGTAAGAAAAAATATTTTAAAATTTATCATAAAATAGTTGATTCTTAAATAAATTATTATTATCTTAAATTATATTATATAAATGATATAAAAATATATAAAGATTAATAATATATAGATATATAAAGAATAATAATAATATTAATAAATAATAATTAAATCTAATATGGCATTATCGGCAGAGCAGATACAAAAAAATTACGAAAAGCATCTTAAAATTATAGATACTTACATAATAGATCGTAAAGATAGTGTAAAAGCTATGGTTACATCTATGGAAGATACGTATGTTATGGCTCCTGCTAGTGGGAAGTCATGGTATCATAATGCTTTTGCAGGAGGTTATGTTGATCATGTCAACAGAGTTGTGGAATATGCGGTGAAGCAGTCTAGGTTATACGAGGAGATGGGTGGAATGATTGATTACACCACAGAAGAACTTGTCTTTGCCGCATTATTTCATGATTTAGGTAAGTTAGGAGATGGAGATAAACCTAACTATATACCTCAGACCGATAAATGGCGTCAGGATAAGTTGTCAGAAATGTATACTAACAACTCAGAACTTGACTTCATGCTTATCCCAGACCGTTCTTTGTATATTTTACAAAAGTATGGTATAAAAGTTAGTCAAAGAGAGTTTTTAGGCATCAGATTACACGATGGAGTGTTTGATGAGGCTAATAAAGCTTATTTCTTTAGTTACCAAGAGTCTTCAAGACAGAAAACGTCTATAGTTTCAGTACTTCACACTGCAGACTTCTTGGCATCCAAGGTAGAATATGATATTTGGAAGGGTAATGGAGGTTCCTCTAAACCAAAAGTCGTAAAGTCACAAAGTTCTACAGGAAAGTCGGTAAAATCGTCGGAAGGATTATCTAATATGTTAAAAAACCTATAATGAGCATTAATCCTACACTTTTTTACATAATTTTTGGTGGTTTAGTTGGTATAATACTAATTTTCATCTATATTTTAAGAAACCTACTATTAAAAGTAGAAAAATATGAAGATGAAGTTGAAAAACAAGTCCAATATATACAAAATGTATCGGATATTATTAACAAATCACAGACCCATATCGAAAGTCTAGACTCCAAAGGAGTTTTTGCAGCAGATGATGAAACTGGAGTATTTTTTGAAACCTTAAAAGGTATTCAAGATGTTTTAAACGAGTTTCGGGTACCCCAACAATATGGCAAGAGCAAAGAGTAAAGCTAATTACTTTACCAAAGAAACGGAAGAGTACATAAAAAAATATAACGTATCTACTGACACAGTATACAGGGCTAAAATATTTACAGACCACATATACCTACCTTTTTACAAGTTAGCAGAAAATATCATACATACTTTTAAGTTCTATTACACAGATGTAGAACAAATAGAGGATCTCAAACATGAGATCGTTTCTGTTTTACTAGAAGAAAAGATTATGAAGTTTGATCCTGATAATGGAGCAAAAGCATATTCATACTTCGGTACCATTGTTAAAAGATGGTTGATTAACTATAACAACAAGAACTATAAGAGGTTAAAGCAGGTAGGATCCTTCTCAGAAATGGAAGAATCTTACGACGGCACACAAACTTACCTAGATGATGAAAGAATAACATTATCTAAATTTATCGACGGCTGGGTAGCTGCAACGTATGACTGTTTAGATGAAATGTTTATCAAACAATCAGAAAAAGAAATAGCAGATGCTGTTCTCACACTTTTCAAAACAAGACACGATTTAGAAATATTCAAAAAGAAAGCTCTTTATATCTACATAAGAGAAATGACTGATTGTGAAACTCCTTCTTTAACAAAGGTGATATCAGTACTTAAAGAAGACTTCAAGTCTAAGTACATGGTTCTACACGAGCAAGGTCTTATTACGAATAAACCTTTGTAACTCTATTTATAATAAACCTATATTATGAGTTTAGACAAAGAAATATTTAGCGGAAAAACTTTATCTGACCTCTTTAGTGAGATTCATGACAACTCAACCAACACTAGAGTACAAGTAAAAGCCTTGATTGGTGAACTTAAACCACTAGTAGAGAACGTCGGCGATGCAACTCTTATAGTTCCTATGATAAAGGAATACATGGAGATAGGCGTTAAGAACGATGAACAGTTGATCAAATTAGCTACTATCATACAGAGGATAGAAAGTGCAGCAGCTAAAGGGGAAACAAGTGACATGTTCGATTTCGATGGTCTTCAAGACCTATTAGAAGAATCTAAAGAGATAGAAGAGCAAGTAGATAATATCTCACCAGAAGAGGATGAACAGGAGTAGTGGAATAGAAATATCTGGAGTACTTCAAGGATCATCTACCGTTTACGGAAGAGTGATTGATATCATAATGGATGCCAATCATTACCAGTACAACGAAAGAGGTGCTAGTTCTGCACTTTATGGTGTTTATTATAGAGAGCTAAATAGACCCTATAATGAAAATAGAGATGAGTTTGATGACTTTGCTTACTGTCAATTTGATCATACTACCAGGATACCTGTATTAGGAGAAATAGTAGCAATTGAATCACAACCTGATGACGATAGAGACATAAGTGAAAAAAGCTCTAAATCATATTGGACAAGAGTAGTAAATATGTGGAACCATCCACATCATAGTGCTAGTCCATTACCTCAAGTTGAAGAAAACAATTTTGGAGATTATTTTGAGGAAGGAACTGATGTTAATCCTTTACAAGCATTTCCAGGAGATGTACTTATTCAAGGTAGACACGGCAACTCTATAAGGTTGGGAGGTACTAACTTTGATAGTAATATTTTCAGTGACGAAGATAATAACGGTAAAGCTTATAACATTATTAAAGCAGGTCAAGAACCACTTGAACCTCATTTTGATCCAACGGTAGAAGACATTAATAGAGACAAAAGCTCAATTTACATGATGTCTGACCACCAACTTGGTTTGATTGAAGCTAACACAAACATACTAGGGTACAAAGAAGGAGACGAACCAGAATTAGCAGATGCTTATAAAGGATCACAAATCGTTATAAACTCTGATAGATTGTTTTTTAATGCTAGAGAAGAATCAGTATTTATTTCAGCTAAGCAGACAATAGGACTTGCTTCAGATAAAATTACTCTCAACGGTACAGAATACGTTGGTATGGATGCTAAAAGAATCTTTTTAGGTACTAACTCCTTTGATGAGGATGAACCTGTACTTAAAGGTGCTACAACCAAGCAATGGTTATCTGATTTAGTAAAAATATTAGAAACCACAGCTAAAGCTTTAGGTAAAGCTCCACCTGCAGGTACACCCTATGCAGCAGTCGCAGTTGGTACGTTTAACGTTTTAGTGGGTAGTTTAAAAGCCCATGCAGCTTTATTAAGCACTATTGAATCAAGAAAAGTATATTTAGATAAAATATAATGGCATACTTAAGAATACCACCCAGCTTTCTACCTAATGCAATTGCTAAAGCAGTTTCTAAACTAGAAATTGAACTTAATACAAGGGTACAAGCAGAAGCTGGAAAAATTGTAGATAAAATAAGAAGTGAGGGATGCCCTGCTGATTTAGCTAGAACTGTACAAAAGGTACAAGGCTTGTCTAACGGTGTGAATAAATTAAATAAGAGGCTTCAGCAATTTAAAAAGATGCCTGAAATCATACTTATACCAATAAAGATATTGGAAAAAATTGCTAAAGTAATATTATCACTACCAGTACCTCAATCACCTTCACCTATACCCGGACTACCTATATCCGTTACAAATAAGTTAACTGATTTAATTATTGTAACATATGAATTTATTGCTCAGAAAAAAGAAGATGCTGAAGCAATAGTAGCTATAGTAGACGGACCATCAATAAGGTTAGAGTTTATTTCCAATCAGTTGAGAAGGGTAAATTCTTTAACCGGTATTTGCAGAGTACAAGCATCTTTAGAAAGAAAATTAGAAGAAGGAGAAATTTCTTTTGAGGAACTTGTACAAAGAGGGTTAATAAATGATGAAGGAGGGTTCGTTACATCGGACCTAGGAAGACAGTTATTAGGAGGTAGAGAAGGTAGATCAATATCAGACCTATCACTAGAATTAAATATAAGTAACGAAGAGGTAGTAAACAGATTAAAATCAGAAAACGTTAATCAAGTATCTGATTTAGACAACAATAACGTAGAACAAGACTTAGACAACTTACTTAACAAGTTAGATGGTTTAGGTTTAGAAGTTATTGCTGATATAAGAAAAGAGTTAGACGGTTTATCAACAATACCTGTCGATACTCTTGGTGATGGAAGATTTTTTCATAGAGGTCCTAACGGATTACTATACAGACTAGAAATAAGAAAAGATGAAAAGTCACCAAAAGTTGCTGCAAAGAGATTTGCAGTTGCATTAGATGAAGAAGAGGTTGTGGTTTTAGAAGGTCCAAAATCTTTCGCTTCAGATACAAATATTCTTTTAGACGAGATAAAATTTAGAATTGATAATCAACTTTCTTAACCAAACTATTTATAGATATGAAACTGGATCAACTACGTAAAGTAATACGTGAAGAAGTAAGAGCAGCTGTTAAGGAGGAGTTACAAGAAGTAATGAACGAAGCAGTCAAGTATGCTTCTACTCCTACCACACAGCAATTGCAGACATCTGCAGAATATACCCCGGTGAAACAAAAAGATCTTTCAAGAAGCTGGTCAACGGGTAAAATTAATCAAGGAACTGTACCTTTGGAAGAAATGCTCAATGACACAAGAGCATCAATGACCGGAGAAGATATAAGAAATATATCCGGCGGCGGCGGGGTATCTAAACCTAACTTTGCATCAATGATGTCAAATCAAATGGTAAGAGAAACAACTAACCAACCAACAGTTGGAGTAGATCTTTCTCAAATACCTGGATTGAATAAAGCTAAAGATATTTTAGAAGCAGCATATGCAAAGGATAAAAACAAAGCTATATAATGGCATTTGAAGTAAAGAAAATAGCACCAATTGATCTACAGCCAAGAAAAGCAGTAGGTGTAAAACTACCTTTTTCAGGTAAAGCTGTTTTCAACCAAACTTTTGAAACTAAAGAAGCAATTAAGACAAACTTAATAAACTTCTTTTTAACCAGTAGAGGGGAAAGATACCTTAACCCTACATTTGGTAATTTACTTCAGAACTTACTTTTTGAGCAATTAACTCAAACTAAAGTCAATCAAATAGACGAACAAGTCAGAAATGACTTAACTACATATTTTCCTAGAGTAGAACCAATCGAGATATCTACAATAGGTAACTCAGAAACAAACACCGTATCATTTAGCTTGAGCTATAGACTTAGAGAAACTGATATAGAAGACGAACTTTTAATTAACTTTGAACAGTAATGGCTGAAGAGAGAGATATAAAATACATTAACAGAGATTTCGGCGACTTGAAAGAACAGTTGGTAGAGTTTTCAAAAAACTACTTTCCTGATTCTTATAACGACTTTAGTCCTACATCTCCTGGTATGATGTTTATTGAAATGGCTGCCTATGTAGGAGATATTCTTTCTTTCTACCAAGATAGTCAAATACAAGAGACGTTTTTACAGCATGCTAAGAACCCAGGTAACTTATACTCATTAGCATATATGATGGGATATAGACCTAGAGTAACATCTGTTTCTGAAGTTGAGTTAACAGTAACTCAAAGAGTACAAGCTACCGGTGTATCTTATAAACCTGATTTCGATCAAGCACTTAGTGTAAGAGAAAACAGTACCCTAAAGGCTAATATAGGTGATAACCCAACTTTTATCACTCGCACATCTGTTGACTTTAATTACAGTAGTTCATATGATCCAACCGATATAAGAATATTTTCTTTAGATAGTGGTAATCCTGCTGAATATTTACTTACTAAAAAAGTAAAAGCATTTTCAGGTAATATAGAAACTACTACACAGACATACACTACTGCAGAACAATTTGCTACTTTTGAAATACAGGACAGTAATATAATAGGTATATTAGATGTTACAGATAGTGATGGAAAGATTTGGACTGAAGTTCCTTATTTAGGTCAAGATACTGTTTTTGAAACGGAAAACAATTCAAATACAGACAGTAGTTTAGTACCAAACAATCTCAAACTTAAAAAAGTACCTAGAAGATTTGTAACAAGATTTTTATCTAACGGTAATCTTCAAGTACAGTTTGGTTCTGGTATTACAGGTCAAGATGACGCTACCATAGTACCAAACCCGACTAACATACAAAATACCTCTACCTTTAATAATACTAATGAATATTTTAAGGCATATGATCCATCTAACTTTTTGTTTACACAAACATATGGATTAGCTCCTTCTAATACCACATTAACGGTAAGGTACTTAACTGGAGGAGGAGTAGGTGCAAACGTACCTGCTAATACGATAAACTCAATAGACACCGTAGTAACTTCAGCAACAGACGATACTTTTGCAGGCACATTAACATTTAATAATGAGCAACCTGCAGCAGGAGGTAAAGATGGTGATTCGACAGAAGAGTTAAGACAAAATTCATTAAGAGCATTTGCAGAACAGCAACGTACAGTAACGTTACAAGATTATGCAGTTAGAGCTTTATCACTACCTGCTACTTATGGTAGTATTGCTAAAGTATATGCAACTCAAGATTCTTCTACAGGTAACAATTCAGGTGTGTTAGGTAACAATCCTTTAGCAGTTGGATTATACGTACTTGCATATGATAATGAAAAACATGTAATTACTGCAAGTAGAACTCTAAAAGAAAATTTAAAAACTTATTTATCTCAATTTATACCATTAACAGACGGAGTAGATATAAAAGATGCTTTTGTTATTAACATTGGTGTTAAGTACGAGATAGTTACAATATCTAATTCAGCAGCAAGAGATGTTATTTTAAATTGTAATAACTTATTAATTAATTATTTTAATATTGACAATTGGAGTATTAACCAACCTATAAATTTATCAAAACTGTATACTCTTTTAGATAGAGTAAAAGGTGTACAAACTGTAAAGAATATTACAGTATTTAATAAAGCAGGAGGTAAATATTCTTTGAACGAATATGATGTTCAAGGAGCAACCAAAGAAAATATAGTGTACCCTTCATATGATCCAAGTATATTTGAAGTTAAGTACCCTAATGACGATATTGAAGGACGAGTAACAACATTGTAAGATGGCATTATATAGACTATTTCCAGAAAAAGACACTTACATCTCAAGTGAACCCTCTATAGGAGGAACTTACGGCAATGCCGGAAGAGATGAAATAATAGAAGTGGGAGGTTACTTTGACGTAAATATTACAGGCAGAGCTAAAAGAGCTTTGATCCAATTCGAAACAACCAAAATACAGAGTATTGTTAATACAGAAGTATCTGGGCCAATATCTGCTAGTTTAAACCTTAAGTTAGCAAACGCTACAGAATTACCTAAATCTTATACCCTAACTGCTTATCCTATTTCTTCTTCATGGGAGAATGGATTAGGAAAAGGAGACGATGAACCTAAAAACACTTCTGGTTGTTCATGGAAGTATACAGATGCTGGTTCTACCGAATGGGTATCTTTAGGAGGAGATTTCATAACTACAGGTCAGTCAGGAAGTATAACTAAAGGTATATACGATGACCATGATGCAGAGATAGACGTTACAGGAATAGTATCTCAACACTATTCTTCTTCATTAAACAACTACGGTATTTTAGTAAAAGCTGATTCATCTGTTGAGTTTAACACAACGTCTTCTATACTACTTAAGTACTTTAGTAAAGATACAAACACAGTATACAAACCATACCTACAGTTTAAATGGGATGATTCTAACTATAGCAGCAGCTTATCAGAACTTGACACAGATATAGCAACTGTTGGAATTAAAAATGCTAAAGAAAAATATAATGACTCAGATAAAGTAAGATTTAGAATATCTGCTAGACCGAAATACCCAACTAGAGCATTTGTAACTAGTTCTATTTACCTCACCGAATACAGACTACCTTCTAGTTCTTATTACGGTATTCAAGATGAAACAACAGGAGAAATGATAGTTGACTTTGATACTTCATTTACTAAGGTTAGTGCAGATAATACTAGTAACTATTTTGACTTTTATATGAATTCATTAGAACCAAAGACATTACAGATTATTAGTTAAGACAACAGTCAACGATAGTACTATAGTAATTGATAATAAAAATATCTTCAAAGTAACTAAGCATGGCTAATGAAATAAAAATACAGAAAAAAGTATACGATCCTAAAACTTTTAACAAAGTAATAGACCGTAACTTCAAAACGTTTGCTCAACAACCAGATCCGGTGCTAGAGCCAACAGTTGAAGATTTTTTCATACTATATGAAGAGTTATTTTATGAAATACCAATTGAAGGTGAAGTAAATTCCCATAGGTACCTAGTAGAAAAAAGTTCGGAAATTGTAAATTTTGAGAAAGACAGTGAAGAAATTCAACCTTTACTTGATGAAATTTCAATATTAAGAGAACAAAACTTGCAGTTAAATCAACAACTGTTAGATGAAAGAATAAATGCTGCAGAAAATCCATAATGAGTATAATCAAATATAAAGTTACCGAGCTTGAGTTAGAGAAACTTAGTTTCAATTCTAAGTTTGACGATAGTGATACAAAGTTGATAGAGTCATTTTCTGTTAATGAAAAGTTTGACTCTACTAAACACAACTTTGGTCTTTATATATACACTCCAGACAACCAACTCATATCCTCTGAACCTAACTATTTAGAATACTCTTTACTATTAGGGTCTTCAGGGGCAGGAAAGAATGGTTCAGAAGCTTTAACTCTAGATCCTATTTCAGATGCTAAAAAAGCAGGGTTTGAAAATGGTGATATAAGAATTTTGTACAAGTTTACTGATGACTTATTTTCAGAAAACAAAAATCAAAAACAGTTCTTTATAGAGAGTATTTCTCCAGATAGAACAGAATTACGCGTACTTTCTAATCAACTTACTAACGATGAAATAAAAAACTACGTTAGTGCTTTAAAGAAGCAACTAGATGAAGGTTCATTCTTTAGTGAATTTAATCTTAATTTCAACTCTTTAAACACCGTAATAGGTATAAATGTTGATACTGAAGAAACAAGTAAAGGTACAGCAGTACTAATAAAACTATACCAAGCTTTAGATATAAACGTATCTACTAAAGAGGTCTTTAACATAGTACGTACAGTAAGTGACAGTGTGTTTTATGAAGTAACATCTGAATATACTCCAGATACTATTTCACTAACTAAACTTAGAGGCCCCAACTTTAATTTAGAAGTTAGTGACGAAAGTAATAACCCTACAGAGTTTCTTTCGTACAATGAACTTTTAAGCTATCCAGTAACTAATTCTTACTTTGAACTAAGGTCACTGTTTAATGAAAATAGTGCTCAGATTGCTATTGATCATACAGACTATAGTTCTTTCATTCATTTTTCTTCTGCTGAGGAAAGATTAAGAAACTTTAAGTATAAGTTAGATCTTGTTAAAAGTTATGAGTCTAGTATTAGTACCATCAAGACAACAGGGTACACCAAAATGGGTATCACAGGTAGTGTTGACTACTATGAAAACCTAATTAACGGTATAGTAAATAATTTTGATCATTACGACAGACACCTTTTTTATGAAAGTGGTAGTAGTGCATGGCCTAAGAGTACTGCAAAACGACCTTATGTAAATCAAGCAAGTTCAACTACTGAAGCAACTACATTTTTTAGCAATCAACTATTAAGTGCTTCTAACTACGATAACACAAACGTAGACATACTTACTAACACAGTACCTACCTTTATTCGAGAAGATGCAAATAACTCAGCTTATTTGTTATTTGTGAATATGATTGCACATCATTTTGACAATCTTTGGATATATTTTAAAGCAACGTCTGATAAGTTTGATGCAGACAATAGGTTAAATTTTGGTGTAAGTAAAGATTTAGTAAAAAGTTCTATAGAATCATTAGGACTTAAACTATACGATTCTAACCAAACGTTAGATAATTTATTTTCTCTCTTTACTGGAGAGTCGTATAACAGTGGTAGTGAAGTATTAACAGAACTTGTAACTGCAGTATCAGGAAGTCAAAACGAACACTTACAACCTGTACCAAAAGATAACTACTTAAAAGAAGTATACAAAAGAATATATCATAACTTACCTGTAATATTAAAAGGTAAAGGAACTGAAAGAGGGTTAAGAGCTCTTATCAATTCATTTGGTATACCTAGTGATATACTACCAATAAAGATATACGGTGGTGAAGATAGAAACTCAGCAAAATTTACAGGTGAAAATTACGTTACCTCATCACTATCAAAAATAAGATTAGAGAACACCGGTAGCTACATTACAGGTAGTACTTTATCGAGATACTCATCTACATTAAGAAGAGATTCCAAATATACAGATGATTTACACCTACTGGAAGTAGGGTTTGACGTCAATCAACCTCTTAACAGCTACTTAAAAGATCAACTACCCTCAGACTTTAATATAGACGATTACATAGGTGATCCAAGAGACGATGGTAATAGTAGTTACGGTGAGCTTTTGAAGTTGAGAGAAACGTTGCTCGGCAGGAATGAGAGCGGTGCTGCAGTATGGAACACTATAACTGAAACTTGGGACCAGTATCAAGATTTTTGGAATGCTGATTTAGTTCAACGTACTCCTGGAGCATTTATAAGATTGGTCAAGTTTTTCGATAACAGTGTATTTAGAGCAATAAAAGATCTAGTACCTGCACGAAGTACTATAAGTACCGGAGTAATAGTAAAACCAGATATCCTCCAAAGAAGCAAAGCTAAACAAGTTCAAGTTAGTTTTGAAAATAAAATATATACCGGTAGCATTCAAACAAATACAATTACTGGTAGTCACGGTAACTCATTTGGATATAAAGATGGGTACAATACAAACTACAGTCAAAGTATTGTAACAAATTTAGGTAGAATTGAAAGACCAGTAACAGGACAAACACCTAAATATACTGGAGAGTTTTCTGGGAGTTTAGTTATAGCTGCAGACCGAGACTTAAATAGTGATAACCCTTTTAAGAAATCTGTTCAACCTATAATTGATTTCAACATTACTGTATTTAACCTATCATTAGCAATACCACCTTCTTGTGATCTATTTATGACTGCAACGTATGTTGGTGATATACTTAATTTCTACGGAGAAGGAACAGGAGCAGACAATACCGGAAGGGTAAGACAAATATACCCAGACACAACAGATTCAGTTTCAGGAAGTTTAACCGTAGTAAATGACTTTACTCAATTTGAATTTGTTACAGTAGTAGCAGAAGGAGTAACATACGGAGGAGGTTCGTATGCAGGTATTTTTGAAGGCTGGTATACTGAAGCACAAGGAAGTGGTTCTTTAGTTAGTACAGGAAGTACTTTATCAGTAACCTACGACTTACAAGTAATATCAGGAAGTGAATACTATGCAAACTTTATAGACCCATAATATGACGGAATTAGATTTTATATCAACAAGTCCTCTTGATTATGGAGGCAATGTTAATGTCAACCTACTAGTTAGTAGTAGTGTTGTTAACCCTGGAGTAGATAATACTCCAACCGGTTCTCTTACCGTTGTAGGTATGACTATACCGTTTCAAGATGACGATGGAACAAGCTTGACTTCTGCTTTGAAAGAAATAGATGAATTAAGATTTCAATTTACTGAAGGAGTAATTACCACTAAAATAATTAATAGAACTAGACGAGACCAATATTTTTATTTAAGATTAGAGCCAATCGTATTTGACTCATTACCACCAGTAATTGATACATTAGCAGTAGGTACACCTGCAGAACAAGACATATTTAGATACGACGATTCAGAGTTTATATTTAAACCGTTCTTTGAAATATCCTTTCAAAATGACGATTATAATCCTTTGATGAACACTTCTAATGCTAATAAAGTTAATGCTGTAAGGCAAGTAGTTGACAGAACATCTGATGCTGCAAACCCAACCAACCTTACTGCTATACTAGCAGGTACAGCACAACCGGCTCAACTACAAAACTGTTCATATACAAAAGCAGGTATAGTACATGCAAGGTATGAAGGTACCAAACTAACAAGTGGAAGTAACCCTGGTAATGATCCAGCATTGAGTTTTAAAGAATTCGAAGGTTCGTTACACTTACTGGATTCAGACAACACCACTATAACCGCAATAGACGATAACAAAAGAGAAACATCAACTATATACTTTAACCCTATATTAACTGGCTCACACCCGAACAAACACGAACAAAACTTTCCTGAACTTGCAAGTATACTTTATGAAGAACAAGATAAAAGATTTGTAAGAATATCTAACAGAAAGGTGTTTATAGTTGAAACTGGTACAATACTTACAATGAGTGAGGTAGGTAAAGTAACACTTGTTGAATAAAACAATTAATAACGATATTTATATAAAACACAAATAACAAAATGGGATATTTAGATAATTCGGTCGTAACGGTAGATGCGATCCTAACTAAAAAAGGAAGAGAGCTGTTAGCTAGAGGGGACGGTTCTTTTAAGATTACGCAATTTGCATTAGGAGATGATGAAATTGACTACACTCTTTACAATCCAACACATCCCTCTGGTTCTGCTCTTTATGGTGAAGCAATTGAGAATATGCCTCTTTTAGAAGCATTTCCTGACGAAACACAAATCATGAAGTATAAATTGACTACATTACCGAGAGGTACTTCTAAACTACCAGTACTAGATATTGGGTTTAGTTCTATTAGTCTTAAACAAGGAGCTTCTGTAGCAGTTACCCCTCAAACACTTAACTACTTAGGATCAACTTCAATTTTTGAGACTGAAGGATATACAGCAACAATTGCTGATATCAGAGTGCTAAACACATTTACAGGTGTAGGAGTTACCACAGATGAAGCTGAAAAATTAAATACATCTACAACGATTGGAACAAATGTTTCTAAAACGGTAATAGGTACTTCTATTAACTTAACTGCAACATCTGTTAATACGTTATTTGGTAGTAGAACGCAACTTAACACCACTCTTACTGTAATAGGTAGAGGATCTGGTGCTAGGATTACAATACCGGTAACAATTACAAAAACTAACTAATTATGTCATATAAAAGATTTGATCAAGAGGATGTAGTTGTAAGTGCTGAGTCAATAACCTCTCCTGTATGGACAGGTGATAAAACAACTTTGAATACTTTTTTTACTTCATCTACACAGACTGGAGGAACAACTGGAGATTATTACTACAATATTTACAACACTGGGTCTGGTATAGCTGGATCAAGAGTACAGTTTGCAGTAGCATATGGTGATAAAAAAGGAAGCGGTTCGTTAGCATTTAACAACAACGTACCTGGTTATTCACCATCATCAACAATTTACGGTCAATACAGAAACCTAGTCTTAGGAGACGAAGATTCTGATTTTACATTTGGAAATAAGACCTCAGAATACTTTTATGCATTGTCAGTTGATAGAGCTCAATATAAAGAAAAACTTTTGCCAGGAACATTAGACCTGGTATTAGGTATATCTGGTAGTGGCGCTAGATTAAGACTAACTGATGATAGTCAAGCCAACGATACAATTAGGTTTAATGATGCTGGTAGAGTATATGAATTAGTATCTGGATCAGCAGGTAATGTATATGATGCAGTAAATCAAAATGGATATACTAACGCTTCAGGATCTTATGGTAAGTTTTTACCAGATGTAGGAGTAATACTTCTGAATGGAGCAGCATTAGATATTCAAACAGGATCAGCAGGAGGTATTGGACTAGGCACAGGAAGAACAGACGGTGCAAATCTCAACCCAAGAAAACTATATAATGCAATTAAAGAAGGTGGTAACTTTAGACTTCAATCTGAAGAAACAATATCATCTAATTTCGTATTCGTAAGAGCTAGAAATAGTGAATTTAATTACTCAACAAATCCTTCTTTAATAACTGGTTCAGGAGAAATACGTCACAACGTAATGATTGACACTCCTCAATCGTTTATTACTACAATTGGATTGTATAATGACAACAACGATTTGCTAGCAGTAGCTAAACTATCTAGACCTTTACTTAAAGATTTCACAAAAGAAACTTTGATTAGAGTAAAGCTTGATTATTAATGAATGAGCGCTTACAAAAGACTAAACAGGCAAGATGTATTTGTCTCTGATTATGTAGCTAACAAAAGCTGGAAAGCAAGCGGTAGCCTATTAGCAGAGTACGATGTCGACTTCTTCCGTGGAATTTCAAGTTCACTATCTTTTTACCCAAACGACTACTATAACGGATACTCATCTGAATTGGTATGGAGAAGTGTAAATCAATTGTACTACCAAGGCAGTATAGGGGATAATACATACACGGGTTCATTTGATCACTTTGCACAATCAACAGTAACAAAACCCGGTTCAAGAAATATTGGTAGAGAAGTTACTGTAGTTTCAATCCCAAGAAACCTTTTCGGCACCCACTTAGAAAAAGAATCAGTAGTAATAAAGCCTGTACAAAATGCCGGTAACAACTATATTGTAAATGATTATGTAGTTGATGCTGCAACAGGAGAGAATGAATTTGTTGATAACTTTCTAACTTTATACGGAAGTACAGATATAACTATTACAGATTATGTACAAAATGAAAGTGACTATGTAGATGAATCTGTAGCTCAATATTTAGAAATACCAAAAAATCAACAAAGAGTAGAATTGAGAGATGACGGAGAAGGAAATTTAGTTCTTTCTGGTTCTGCAGAATATTACACCAAACCAGAGAGAGTTGTAGGTGATGTAATATATACTCACGGTCAAGTAATAATAACAGATAGAGATATTGCTAATTACTATTCAACATATTTGAAACCTGTTGTTGAATGGAAAGCAAATCAACCTATTTATACATATAATGTACACTGTAAGGTAAAAGATTCTGAAATGAACTTTACTTACAACAGAACAGCAGTAAGCGGTTCAGACGGTGTTTTGGCAAGTAATATCACTGGTAGTGAATTTACTCCTTATATTACAACAGTTGGATTATATAATGATGCAAGTGAATTAATAGCACTAGCAAAATTAGGTAAACCAATACCAAAGAGTCAAAATAGTGATATGACATTTGAAATAAAAATAGATATATAATGGCTGTAACATTTAGAGCAAATAAATCACAACCTCTGACATATGATGAGATGGACCAAAACATGGGTTCGTTTTTTTATTCTAGCTCAGTAGCAAATGGTGGAAGAAACTTAGTACTACATTACACAGGTAGTGGTAACGTACCAATCAATCAAACAGCCCATGAAGTATCATTAGTATCAGGTGTTCAACCAGGTGTTAGTGGTCGTTTTGCATTTTATTCTGGTAGTGCTTCATTAACCACAGCAAATGGATTAATTGTAAGTCAATCAGGAGGGTCTGTTAGCGTGGGTATAAACGTAAATGAGTCAACTGATTTTCCTTTAACCAATGCGTTAGAAGTATCTGGTAGTATAAGAACTTCAGCATCTGTGTTTCAATCTTCAGACGAAAGATTAAAAGACAATATACAAACCGTAGTTGATGGACTATCGACAATAGTGTCATCTAGAGGTGTTACTTTCGATAAAGATGGATCAAAAAGTGTTGGTGTTATTGCACAAGAAATACAGAAAACCATTCCAGAAGTTGTTTCTGAAGATAAAAATGGCTATCTTAGTGTTAATTATAGTGGTATAATTGGATACTTAATTGAAGCTATAAAAGAATTAAAAATAGAGGTAGAAGAACTGAAAACAAAAACTTCACCACCTAACACAGACTAATATGGCAATTCAGTTTAGAGGAACAAAAGGGTCTTCGTTAACACATGATGAACTTGATCAGAATTTTAGAGAGTATTTCTATTCTGCATCTGTTGAAGGATCTAATTTAGAACTACATAAGTTTACATCTGTAAGTAGTTCAGTAAGTGTTCCTCTTAGTAACCCAGTAGGTAGAAATGGAGCTATACAATTTAAATTAGGAAGTGCCGTATCAGGAGCTAATGCTCAATTTACAGGGAGTCAAAATTTAACTTTTGTTGAAAACAATCTCAAAGTTACTGGATCGATTTTATTAGATACTCAAAATGAAGTAGGTATATTTGAAGTAACAGGTAGTGGTAAATTTTCAGGTAACTTAACAGTTGGTGGTACCTTAACAGCAGAAGAATTTGTTACAGAACGTAACACAACAATACAAATATACAATTCAGGTTCAACAATATTTGGAGACAGTTCAAATGACGTACATGAAAGAACAGGTAGTCTAAATATTTTAGGTGCATTTAACTTAGACGGTTCAGGTAGTGTAAACAGTCTTAGTGGTTCATTTTCAGGATCATATCAAGGTAATGTAAGAAGTACCGACACTATAGCCTCAGGATCATTTTCAGGATCATTCGAAGGAGAAGGAAGCGGTGTAACAGGAATTATTTCATCCTCTTACTCAGTAACAGCCTCTTATTCTAACACATCCACTTCTGCTTCTCATGCAGTAAATGCAGACATAGCACCATTTAGTGGGTTGACAGGTAGACCAACACTAGTGTCTTCATCCATACAATTAGGGTCAGACATTTCAGGGTCAGTAAATGCAGCAACAGCTAGTCTATTAACTACAGCTTCAGCAACAAACAATGTAATTACGTTTACCAAAGGAGGAGGAGCTACCTTTGCAGTCACTATTAACACTGGATCGGATGCAAACACCACTAGTGTAGTAAGTGATACGACACCACAACTAGGAGGTAATTTAGACCTCAATACTAAAACAATATCAGGGTCAGGTACAATCTCAATGGTTGGAAATATCTCTGGACAAGAAATAACAGGTAGTAATGTATTGTTTACTAATGTAAATGCTACCGGTGTTACTTCAACAACTTTAGCTGCAACTAGTGGCATTACTGGAGCAACACTTAATACTACAGGTCTGATATCAGGATCAATAATTAAATCAGCAAATGCTATTTCAGGTAGTAGCCTACTTATAGAAGGTACAATTAAAGCTACTGGAGATGTAACAGCATTTCATTCTTCTGATGCAAGATTAAAAGATAATATTACCCCAATAAAGGGGTCATTAGGTAAGTTGAAATCTATAGGTGGATATGAATTTGATTGGAACAACCAATCAGAACACACTGGACACGACATAGGTGTGATAGCACAAGAAATAGAATACATTTTACCAGAATTAGTAGTTACAAGAGACAACGGATACAAAGCCGTACGTTATGAAAAAATTGTCGCGTTATTAATTGAAGCTATTAAAGAGCAACAGTTACAAATAGATGAGCTTAAAAGCAAGATCTAGCGACTAACAAAATATGACAAACATGCCAACAAAACCTTCTTGGAATTACCAAGGGAGGTTAATCACTGATATTTCAGATATGCCAAAAGGTACCTATGGCTTTATTTATGAGGTTAGATATAAACCTACAGATACTCGCTACATAGGTAAAAAAGTTTTATTTTTTGAACGCAATAAACGTTTAGGAAAAAGAGCATTGGAAGAGTTAAGATTAGAAAGAAAGGCAAAAGGAATAGGCGGTAGAACCCCTTTGAAGCAAAAAGTAATAACAGAATCAGACTGGAAAGATTATTTTGGTTCTCAAAAAGAGATAGTTGCACTTGCTAAAAAAGATCAAGCAGGTGAAAATTGGGAAAAGAAAATACTTGAATTTGTCCCTAATAAAAAGCTGTTAACCTATTATGAAACTAAACACCTATTTATTAATAACGTATTAGAGGATTCTTATAGTGCTCATATTAATGACAACATCCTAGGAAAATTCTATAGGAAAGATTTTAATAAATAAAGTAATTATGATCAAAATAAAACAACTAATCGGCTTACCTTCATTACAATATCATATAGATAATGATCTCACGTTGTCAGAAAACGTCTACCGTTATTCTAGCGGTGAGTTTATAAATCTATTTAAAGAAGCAAGAGACGCTTGGAGAGACGGTTATATTACGTTAAACGAACAGGATGAAGAACTCTTAGAGACAACTGACATAGGAGAGTATGGAGATTACAATGGAATTAAAGTTCCTTTAGACTTACCAATGGTTTCCCCAAGCCATAATGCTCTTTTTGAAATAGGCTGCATGATTGATGAAATGATTGAAAACGAGGATACGATTGATGAAGCTATGAGTATAGATGAAATGATCGATTACGATCTCATCAAAGAGCTTGTCGAATCAATCGGCGGTACTATTAATATGGAAAACTTTAGAAAAGCAGTTGAGATTCATAATGAAACTTTTGACTACTCAGGCTTTGATATGTTAAAAGCATCAGTGGATTATATTCCTGAAGCTGAATACAAAGGTAAAAAGGTTGCTCTTAACAAACCTAAAAGAGGTGGGAGTAAAAAATTCTACGTCTATGTTAAGTCAAAAAAAGGAAATGTAAAAAAAGTATCATTTGGTGATACTGGCCTTTCTGTTAAGTTTAAGCAAAAAGGAGCAAGAGCTTCATTTGCAGCACGTCATAAATGTGCTCAAAAGAAAGATAAAACAAAAGCAGGCTACTGGTCTTGCAATATCGGACGTTACTGGAAATCATTAGGTGGATCATCAAACTTCTCAGGTTACTGGTAGACCTTATTCCGAATCTCAGGAAGACGGTTATATAATAAGAGAGTTCTCTCAAGATACTCCTTCATTTGAATTTGTATGGCATAGAGACAGAGAAGACCGTGTAGTACAAGCTACTCACGACAATGACTGGCAGTTCCAATTAGATAATCAAATTCCACAAGTATTATCAAATAATAAACTATTTATACCCAAAGACACCTATCACCGTTTAATAAAAGGAACTGGTGATTTAGTTGTAAAGATATGGCAAAAAGCTTAAATTTAGTTAACTATAAGGGCGAGTCGAAAAAGAAAAGACCAGGCATTCATGCTAAATCTAAATCTTCAAAACTCAAGACCTCTAAGAACTATAGAAAAAAATATAAAGGACAAGGAAGATGAAACTAAGTAATATTTTACTAAAAGAGAAGTTTATCAAATTTAATGATAAAGCTTCTGAGTTAGAATCAACTCTTAGAGATTCTTTTAACAGAGATGATATAGATGTATCAATGGGTCAATATCATGAAAGAGACAGAGGGTATGGTAAGGTTACCATTAGGGTAAAAGAAGAACTACCACCAGCAGAATATGCCAATATGAAGAACATACTTCAGGCTAAAGGTTTTGAAGTAACTGGAGGTGCTAATTTTGCAGACGATGATGGAGACAGATATTTTTACCCGGACATTAAATTTGAGTTTGACATATGAAACTATCGAAAGTTATTTTAGAAAATAAGAAAGTTATCGAAAGTAAGGAGTTAGTTCTTACCACCGAAGACGTTTCTAAACTTACTACACTTATTGCTCAAAAATTAGAGGACTTTATTGACATTGGTAATAGAGATTTACTTGAATCTTCTATTAAAGCAGCTATTAAAGAAATAGTAGTACAATAGGGTTTGTAGTTTGAAATAAAGTTCTTATCTTATAAGTAGATACGGACTGGTTATGGACTATACTTTTTTATTAGCATCCATCGAAAACATTTTAGGTAAGAGTCACAAAAGAGCTAGAGAGAATTATGCTTTCAATTGCCCTTTTTGTAATCATCGTAAACCTAAGTTGGAGATAAATATGCATACCAACGAAGAGGGTAAAAACTTTTGGGAATGTTGGGTATGTCAAACAAGAGGTCAAACTATACGATCTTTACTCTACCAACTCAAAACTCCTAAAGAAGAAGCACAAAACGTATTAAAATACCTTCCAAAAGGAGCACAAGCACAGTATCAACAACTATCTATAGTAGAGTTACCTAAAGAGTACCAACCACTGTATAAAGCATCAGATAAGTCTGTTATTGCTAATATGGTAAAAAAATATCTATATGAACGAGGACTTACCGATAATGATTTTATTAAATATAGCATTGGGTACACAAACACTGGAGACTATGGAGGAAGAGTCATTATCCCAAGTTATTCTGAATCCAATCAACTCAACTTTTTTGTTGCACGAACTTATGATGGAAACTATTTTAAATACAAAAATCCAGAAGCTTCCAAAGACATAATATTTTTTGAAAATTTAATTAATTGGAACACACCTATTATCTTATGTGAAGGTGTATTTGATGCAATAGCTATAAGGAGAAATGCTATACCAATCTTAGGTAAAAGTGTTTCTACATCACTATACAAAAAAATTATTACAAGCTCTGTAAAAGACATTTATATCGCATTAGATGATGATGCAAAAGATAGAGCAGTCGAAATAGGAGAGCAATTCTTAAACCAAGGTAAAAGAGTTTTTATCGTTAACCTACCTGATAAAGATCCATCTGATATGGGCTTCAAAGCTTTTACCGAATTAATTCAATCTGCAGAAGAACTTAATCTATCAAGTTTAATGCTGCACAAACTAAACCTATGATAAAACAAGGTATGAATATTCTCGAACAAAACGAGAAAAAACGATTAGACTTTAACCCTGAGTTAAAGCAGATTAATTTTTTAGACCGTCGAGTCTATAAGAGAGGCGAAGGAGTATATTACCCGTCCGTAACAACCATACTCCAATATATGCCCAAGAATAAGTTCTTCGAATCATGGATGAAGGATGTTGGGCATAACGCTGATCTTATTATGCGTAGAGCAGGTAAAGAAGGTACTCAAGTACATGAAGCAGCTGAAAAGTTAGTTGAAGGAGAAGAAGTAACTTGGATGGATGACTACGGTAGAGCTAAATACTCTCAGATAGTTTGGGAAATGATACTCAAGTTTGGTGACTTTTGGAAGACATATAAACCAGAACTTATATCATCAGAACAATTTGTATGGTCAGACGAACATAAGTTTGCTGGTACTGCAGATATTGTATGTAAGATGAATGGAGAGGTATGGTTAATCGATATCAAGACTTCAAATAGTATACATAAATCTTATGACCTTCAGTTAGCTTCTTATGCTAAAGGATTAGAAGAGAGTAGAGGTATAAAAATTGATAGAACAGCTATACTGTGGTTGAAAGCTCAATCAAGAGGACCATCTAAACAGAAAAAAGTTATTCAAGGTAAAGGATGGAAACTTCTACAGATAGACGAAATAGATAAGAACTTTGAATTGTTTAAACTTATATACCGTCTATATGAGTTAGAAAATCCTAATACTGAACCAATCTACAATTCTTATCCAACTACATTAAAGTTATAACTATTTATTATTATGATAAAAAGTTTGAAGTATGCAATTTTTTTATTATCTTTATTTAGTTGTGGTACATATACACTCTCAACAAATAAAGGTTATGAAGTTAAAAGCATTCTTGCAGTTACAGAAGTCGGAGATACAATCGCTGTTCCCTATAGACAGTTTGTCAAATATAGAGATACCCAATTTGTTAGATACCAGCATAATAATAGCTGGTACTGGAACAACTGGAGATACAACGATCCTTACTTCTGGAATTCATACTACTATTGGAACCAATTTGGATATTGGAACAACTATGATAGGAGGTATCGTTATTATAACAATATTCCTAGGTCATATGTTAGACCGAAAGTTAAACCGAAACCTAGACCAAGACCAAGACCAAGACAACCAAGAATTATAA